ATTATCTGACGACCAAGTTCTTACTTCTATTTTATCGCCTACTTTTATTTTCATATTACTCCTTTCGTTGTTATGATTTCATCATAGATTATATAGGATATTAATGCAAGAACTATTTTACATTATAACAAAGATATTTGTATTATAATTCAATAGGATATTCTGTGATATATTTATCACTACTAAATACCTGTGGGCGGGACCCACCCATATCAACACCTATACTATATACATGTGGGCGGGACCCACCCCAATCCTATATATACTTGTTGGTTGAGCGAGCTCGCCCGCCCCCCCCCCATCCCTAAGGCTAGAGGTCCCAATGGGTTTCCAATTTACTTTTATTCTAAGGAGGGGGGAGGGGGTAAAACAAATTATAGGGGTCCCAAGCATACCTATAGTCTAAGATTTAGACAGTCATAGCTAATAAATTCATTATGAGTTTCAAATTTACTTTTTTTCTTATATGGGGGAAGGGTTAAAAAATGTTTAAGGTACCATCAAAGGGGACCCTATAGGTTATAAAATTACATATGGATTTATACCCCCGGGGGTGTTAAACACATTTAAGGTACCATAATTATATTATGCTTAATAAAGATATTTTAAAAAAAATTGATAACATTACTGATCCTAATGTAAGAAAAGATTGGAAATTAAATCTTTTAACTAAAATTCATAAAGTAAAAAATAGAAAAATACGTTCTGATTTCTTAACATTTGTAAAATATATTTGGCCAGATTTTATTGAAGGTAACCATCATAAAACAATATCAGATAAATTTAATAGATTGCAATCTGGTGATTTAAAAAGATTAATTATTAATATGCCACCAAGGCATACTAAATCAGAATTTGCGTCATACTTTTTACCTGCATGGATGATTGGAAACAATCCTAAATTAAAAATTATTCAAGCAACCCATACTGCAGAACTTGCAATTAGATTCGGACGTAAGGCTAAGAACTTAATTGATTCAGCCGAGTATAGAGAAATATTTGATACAAGATTACAAGAAGATTCAAAAGCTGCTGGACGTTGGGAAACTAATAAAGGCGGTGAGTACTTTGCTGTCGGGGTCCAAGGTGCGGTAACCGGTAGGGGTGCTGATTTATTAATCATCGATGATCCACATTCTGAGCAAGATGCAAATTCTACAACGGCATTTGATAAAGCATATGAATGGTATACATCAGGTCCACGTCAGCGTCTTCAACCTGGTGGAAGAATTGTATTAGTCATGACTAGATGGTCTACAAAAGATTTAACTGCACAATTAATCAAGGCCCAAGGAGCAGAAGATAAAGCTGATAAATGGGAAGTGGTAGAGTTTCCAGCAATCCTTCCATCAGGAAAACCTGTATGGCCTGAGTATTGGAAGTTAGAAGATTTACTATCGGTTAAAGCATCAGCTGGTATTTCAAAATGGAATGCTCAGTATATGCAAAACCCAACATCAGAAGAAGGGGCCATTATCAAAAGAGAATGGTGGAAAGATTGGGATGAAGATTACGTACCTCCAATTGAACATGTTATTCAATCTTATGATACTGCATTCTTAAAAAAAGAAACTGCGGATTATTCAGCGATAACTACTTGGGGCGTGTTCTATCCAACACAGGACTCTGGTCCAAATTTAATATTGCTAGATTCAATAAAGAAGCGTGTAGAGTTTCCTGAACTAAGGCGCCTGGCTCACGAACAATATTTATACTGGAAACCTGAGACTGTTTTAGTTGAGGCTAAAGCTTCAGGACTTCCATTAACTTATGAGTTAAGACAAATGGGAATACCGGTTGTAAATTACACACCATCCAAAGGTAATGATAAACATGCAAGAGTTAATGCTGTTGCACCATTATTTGAATCAGGAAAGATATGGGCGCCAAAGAGTAAACAATTTGCACAAGAAGTTATTGAAGAATGCGCTGCATTTCCACATGGAGATAATGACGATTTAGTAGATTCTACTACTCAGGCTTTAATGAGATTTAGACAAGGTGGGTTGATTTCTCATCCAGAAGACTATAAAGATGAAGTTACTCCAAGAGTAAATAGAACATATTATTAATATGATTGAGAAGAAAATTAGTTACGAAATTAATATTGAAAAACCTAGTAAAACAAAACCTGTAAAACAAGGTGGAGTTTTAAATTATTTAGGAAAACAAAAAACAGTTAACGCTCCTGTTAGATGGAGATCTTCTAAAGATCATCCAATTGCAAAACTTGCTTACATAACAAAAGACGAAGAAAAAATTTTAATAGATTTAAATTTATATGGTTCATTAAAAGGTAAACCTAACAAAGGTCCATTTGGACTTCCATCACTACAAGGATCTGGAAGTGGATCGGGTGGAGATGGGGGATCGTCATCAGGAGGAGATAGTGGTCCAGGGGGATCAGACGATGGATCCGGACACGGAGGACCAGGTCAAGGAGACAGTGGACCAGGAGGATCAGACGATGGAACAGGACATGGAGGACCAGGACCAGGACCTGGTGGAGCAGAAGGTGGATTTGGTATTGGACCAAATGCAGCGCAAGAAGCAGCACAAAGTGTAACTGCAGATGATGTATCAACACAAGCTCAAGCAGATCAAGAAGATGCAGCAACAGCTGCAGCAGCTGCGGCAGCAGAAGAAAGTGGATTAAGTAAAGCAATTGACGCTGTAAAAAGTTATGCAATGAATCCAGCAACTATTGGAAGAGCTATTGGTATGGCAACTTTTGGAATTCCAGGAGCAGTGGTTGGGTCAATGATAGGATCTAATATTGGAAGAGGAGTAACAGGTCCAAGTGACGATACTCAAGAATCAACATCAGTTCAATCGGGTCCATCACAAAGTCCATCTGGTGGTGGGGGAATTGGAACTATACAAGCATATGCACCAACATATAATCCTGATACAGGCAATCCAACTATGGATGCATATATGAGAAGATTAAGAGTTAATCTGGGATTACCAGTTTAATGAAAAGATTAACAAGAACTATACCACCTAAATCGGGACCAAACCCTCAGGGCTTGAATGTTTCATATAATAAGGTTAAGATAGTAAACTCGGAGAAATTAAATGGCAACAATAGACAAAGCATTACCAAACGAAGTTAGAAATACAATTGAGATAGAAGATCCAGCAACTGCAGCAGAAGAGATTGTAAATGTTGAAGAGTCTATTCCTAGTGTAGAGAATACTGAAATTACACCAACAGCAGATGGTGGTGTTGAAATTAATTTTGACCCAGGTGCCTTTAGCCAGGGAGAAAGTGTAAATCACTTTGACAATTTAGCAGAATTATTACCAGAAGATATTTTAGGACAACTAGGTTCAGAACTTTATCAAAACTTTTTAGATTATAAAAATTCAAGACAAGATTGGGAACAAACATATACACAAGGTTTAGATCTATTAGGATTTAAATATGATCAAAGAACAGAACCATTTCAAGGTGCATCAGGTGCAACACATCCTGTACTTGCAGAAGCAGTTACGCAATTTCAAGCATTAGCTTACAAAGAATTATTACCAGCAGATGGCCCGGTTAGAACTCAAATTATTGGAAACTCAAATAGAGAAAAAGAAGATCAAGCAACACGAGTTAAAGATTTTATGAACTATCAAATTATGGATGTTATGAAAGAATATGAACCAGAGTTTGATCAAATGTTATTTTATTTACCGTTATCAGGGTCTACTTTTAAAAAAGTTTATTATGATGATATACTTGGAAGAGCTGTATCTAAATTTGTACCTGCAGAAGATTTAGTTGTTCCTTATTCAGCAACATCATTAGATGATGCAGAAGCTATAATGCATACAATTAAAATGTCTGCAAATGAATTAAGAAAACAACAAGTAGGTGGTTTCTATAGAGACATAGACCTATTTCCAAGTGATGATTCAACAACAGAAGCAGATGATGTAAAATCAAAAGAAAGAGAAATTGAAGGTGTATCTAAATCAGGCTACGAAGATATCTTTACAATTATTGAATGTCATGTAAACTTAGATCTCGAGGGCTTTGAAGATCGTGATCCCAATGGGGAAATGACTGGAATTAAACTTCCTTATATCGTGACGATAGAAGAAGGCTCTCGTGAAATTCTATCTATTCGTAGAAACTACGAAATAGCTGATCCTAAAAAAAATAAGATTCAATACTTTGTTCATTTCAAATTCTTACCAGGCTTAGGATTTTATGGCTTTGGATTAATTCACATGATTGGTGGATTATCTAGAACTGCAACTTCTGCACTTAGACAATTAATTGATGCAGGAACTTTATCTAATTTACCAGCAGGATTTAAAATGCGTGGTATTAGAATTAGAGATGATGCTCAATCTATTCAGCCAGGTGAATGGAGAGATGTAGATGCTCCTGGGGGAAACCTGAGAGATGCATTTATGACTTTACCATACAAAGAACCTTCTCAAACTTTATTACAATTAATGGGTGTAGTTGTTTCTGCCGGTCAAAGATTTGCATCTATTGCTGATATGCAAGTAGGTGATGGTAATCAACAAGCCGCTGTTGGTACAACTGTAGCTTTACTTGAAAGAGGAAGCAGAACAATGTCTGCTATTCATAAAAGATTATATTCATCGCTAAAACAAGAATTCAAATTATTATCTAGAGTATTTAAATTATATCTACCTGAGGAATATCCATACGATGTTGTAGGTGGAGAAAAAAATATTAAACAAGCAGACTTTGATGATAGAATAGATATTGTTCCAGTTGCTGATCCAAATATATTTTCACAAACACAAAGAATTAGTTTAGCACAAACTGAATTACAACTTGCACAATCTAATCCACAAATTCATAACTTGTATGAAATTTATAGAAAGATGTATGAAGCATTAGGTGTAAAAGATATTGATAAGATTTTAATACAACCTGCAAGACCAATGCCTAAAGATCCTGCATTAGAACACATTGATGCATTAGGTGGACAACCATTCCAAGCATTCAGAGGACAAGATCATAGAGCACATATAACTTCTCATTTAAGTTTTATGTCTACTAACATTGCAAAAAATAATCCTATGATAGTTGGATCATTAGAGAAAAATATATTTGAACATATTTCTTTAATGGCTTTAGAACAAGTTGAGTTAGAATTTGCACAAGAATTACAACAAATACAAATGATGTCTCAAAATCCACAAGCTTTACAGGATCCACAGATGCAAGCACAGGTTCAACAGTTCCAAATGAAACTAGAATCTAGAAAAGCAATATTGATTGCTGAGATGATGGGTGAATTTATGGATGAAGAAAAGAAAATTACATCACAATTTGATAATGATCCTATCGCTGCATTAAAAGCGAGAGAGTTAGACCTACAAGCTCAAGAAAACTATAGAAAAAAACAAGAAGGTGAGCAAAGAATTAATTTAGATAAGATGAGAGCTATGATGAATCAGATGAATACACAAGAAAAACTGCAACAAAATGAAGATTTAGCTGAATTAAGAGCTGCAACTTCAATTGCAAAACAACAATTTTCTGATATGAATAAGAAAATACAATAATTATTGTTAAATAACATAAAAGGAGTATACGTATGGCTATGAAAATGAATTTAAAACAAAATAAAATTGGTAAAGTAATGAGAGAGTTCAAAAAAGGTGAACTTAACATTGGTCAATCTTCTAAAAAAGTAAAAAGCCCTAAACAAGCAATTGCTATTGCTTTATCTGAGGCAGGTACATCCAGAAAAAAAATGGCAGTGGGTGGTTTAGCTAATTCAGTTAGAACTTTTTCTCCAGCTTCATTTGCAAAAGAAGTTAATCATTCAAAATTTACAAATTCAGAAGGATATTTAGTTGGTGGAGTTGATGTTGAGATGTCAAAACCAAATGAAACTCAAATTGAAGTTGTTCAAGGTCAAGGAAGTATATTACCAGAGAAAAAAAGATCAGCTAAGTGGTATTAAACAATGATTCAAATGTTAGGAGCTGTCGCACCTCTCGCAAAAATCTTATTTAGTACAATTGAAAAATCAGTTCCTGATAAAGACCTACAAGCAAAGTTAAAAGCAGACCTACAAACTCAATTACTACAATCTAATACACAAGAATTACAAGCTGCAGCAAAGATTATTGAAGCAGAAGCTAAAGCTGGATGGTTTGCATCTAGCTGGAGACCTTTATTAATGTATGTATTAATTTTTATATTAATATGGAACTATGTATTAGGACCTGTTATCTTATTTTTTTTTAAAGCTTCTATAACTATTACTCTTCCAGGAGACGTATGGACCCTTTTGCAAATTGGGCTCGGGGGGTATGTGGTAGGACGATCTGCGGAATCGGTTGCACGCACGATGGCTAATAAACCGGTAAATAATAACAATCAAGAAAATGGATAAGGAGATAACATGAGAAACGATTATAAAATAAGACCAAGACTAGAATTTAAAAAAGGTGGTAAAGCATTTCCAGATTTAACTGGTGATGGAAAAATTACTAGAGCAGATATTTTAAAAGGTAGAGGAGCTATTAAAAAAGGTGGTATGGCAAAAAAAGCTGACATGATCACTGAAAAAATGTCTTCTAAGAAAAAAGGCAAAATGATGAAGGGTAAAAGATAATGGGTGACATTTCTTTAAGAGGAAAAGGTAGAGCTTTTTTAAAAAAAGGTAGCTATGTTGATATGTCTGAAGAACATGAAGGCATGGAATCTAAAGCTGAAGAAGCTAAAGAGTATGCCATGGAAGATGAAGGATATGTTGAAACTAAATCTGGTAAAATGAAAAAAGCTGACACTTTAACTTCTAAAATGTCTAAGAAGAAAAAAGGCAAAATGATGAAAAGCAAAAGATAAATATCCAATGGGTAAATCTAAAAGAAAACAATTCATTGACCTTGCTAAAAAAGGTGGAACAAGACAAGACTTTATAGATCTTGCAGAAGATCTTGAAGTTGGTGGAAACACAGAAGATGATATTGTTGTTCCAATAGAACCACCATCACAACCAAAACCACCAGGAAAAGCTAAAGGTGGTCTTATAAGAGGAATGCCTAAAATTGCATTAAGAGGTTATTAATGGGAAAACTTTGTCCAAGAGGAAAAGCAGCAGCTAAAAGAAAATTTGCAGTGTACCCTAGCGCGTATGCGAACATGTATGCGAGCGCAGTTTGTTCTGGTAAAATAGTTCCAGGTGGACGTAAAAAGAAAATGGGTGGAGGAAGTATTTCACAAGAGAGAAAAATGGTTTCTAATTATAAACAAGGTGGTGTTGCAAAAGGTTGTGGCGCTGTATTAGAAAATAGAAGAAAAGTTACAAAAAAATATTAATATGGCAAATGGTCTTAGAAAATGGGTCTCTGAAAAATGGGTAGATATTGGATCTAAAAGAAAAGATGGATCCTTTGCTCCTTGTGGAAGATCAAAAGGAGAAAAAAGAAAAGGCTATCCAAAATGTGTACCATTAGCAAAAGCTAGATCAATGTCAGAAGGTCAAAGACGTTCAGCAGTTGCAAGAAAAAGAGCAGCAAGTAATGTTGGACCTAAACCAACTAATGTTAAAACATTTGCTGGAAGAAGAGATATGAGAGTTGGAGGATTAGTATAATGCCAAGTGAAGTTTATAAAAAATTTTATAAAGATTTAGATAAAGCTGCTAAAAAAGCAGAGGAAGAACAAAAAAAATTTAGAGAAACTGAAGAGAAGATGAATAAGAGAGTTAAAGAAATTGATGATGAAAAAACTGAATTTGATTATTTAAATTTAATACGTCCAGAAGATTCTACTGCAGATCCTATGAATTTTAAAGATGGTGGATTAGTTAGTAGAGGACAAGGAAGAGTTCTTAAAACTAAAAAAACTAAAATGTACTAATGGGTGATATTTCATTACGTGGACAAGGTAGAGCAATGTTAGCATCTGGATCAACTCCAGCATGGCAACGTAAAGAAGGTAAATCTCAATCAGGTGGATTAAATAGAAAAGGTATTGCATCTTATAGAGCTGCAAATCCAGGATCAAAATTATCAATGGCAGTAACTACTAAGCCTAGTAAGTTGAAACCTGGTTCAAAATCTGCTAATAGAAGAAAATCATTTTGTGCTAGAATGAAAGGCATGAAAAAAAGATTAACATCAGCTAAGACGGCAAGAGATCCTGATTCTAGAATCAATAAATCTTTACGTAAGTGGAATTGTTAATATAACCAACAAAAGGAGAAAGAAATGGACGCAGTAGTGTTTTTAAGTAAGTTACAGAAGTTTATTAGAGAGCAATATCAAGGAATTGGTGATTCTATGATATCTGGTAATGTTGACAACATGGAGAAATATAAGTATATGCAAGGACAGGCAAATGCCTATCAAACAGTAATTCAGGAAATCTCTAACCTGCTAAATGAAAAGGAGCGAAAAGATGATAAAGGAAACGTTATTGACCTCGGAAAAGGAAGTACCAAAGATAAACCTAGGTCTTGAGGAAAAGTATAAA